GAGTTAGATGAAGAAGAACTGTATGATGGCATTTTAATTACTTAATAACTGGACCTTGATATTGACTGGTTGGACCAGCATCTCTTCTACGATCTTTGATACGGGAATATAAAGTTCTTTTACCATATTGTGTTGGAGATAGATTTTGATTACCAGTCACATCTCTAGCAGTTTGCCTCATTAAATCAAAACTAGTACTCTTATTTACTTCACCCGCTGGACCAAAGTTTCCAGTATCTCTTATTGGTGCATTTGTAATTTTGGTATTAGTACCTTGTGGTTTTTGAGTAAGTTGTACTTTTGTACCAAATTTTAAGGATGGAGTTCCTGCCCATGTTCCTTTTGGGACTTCACCTTTTTTATATTTGTAAGGAACTGCTAAACCTCTTGTAGATCCTGTGAATGAAGTTCCATCAGCAGTTCTTTGTACATTATCGCTACCAGTGTTGTAACCCTGAGAAGTAGTATCTCCAGGACCATAGGAACTTGTCTTTACAGGTTTCCAACCATATCTTGCCGCTTCACCTGATGTATGAGCACGTTGAGTAAACTCTCCAGTAGTTTTATTTAAAACACCTGATTTATAATTCTTGTATGCCAAAACCTTCGTATCTTTAGGTGTTGGTGGTGGAGTTGGTGGTGCTTTTTTAGTTTTAAAAAAATTCAAAAATTCTTTTAGATTTTTTTTATTTGGTAGTCCATTATGTTTTGTTCTAGCAAAATCACACGCATCATCTTTACTTATACCAGCAGATGCTTTTGCAACCTCAGGAGATGGATTTTTCATCTTACCCTTTTTAGATGCACAGACCATACCCATAAATCTTTGTTGTGATTTGGAAACTGCTGGCATTAGACTAAAATCTTATACTATATTTAGACAAAAAAAGAGGGTCCGAAGACCCTCTTGAGAGAACTGTGTATCCGATGGATCACATAAGGTTTGCAACCTTGACACGTCTGTAGTAGCGGTTGGCGTTCTTGTTGAGTGCGCCTGCAGCGACATTGGTGCCTTCTGCGAATGGGTTCGCGACGATGCCGTAGCGAGTCTTGAATCCAATCTTGGGTTGGAAGGTGTCCTGACCAACTGCACGAACCATCTGAAGAGGAACGTATGGGCAGTAGAAGATACCTGCGTCATAAGGGGAAGAACCCTTATATCCTGCAACGTAGTACTGGGAACCAGTGCTGTTAGGCAGGTTTGCAGAATAAGGATCGATGTATACACGATACTTACCTGCGAGGACTCCAGCAAATGTATTGCCAGTGTCATCAACATTGAGGTTGCTGTTCAGAGCAGGGGTGTAATCGAGTACGCCTGCCATGGTCAGTGCGGAAGCAACGTCTGCGGAACACAGAATCATGTTGCCCTTTCCTCTACGAGTTCTTTGTGCGATTGCGTTTGCATCGCGCTCGATTTGGAAGATAAGACCCTTGAACTTCTCAACACTCCAACGACCGTTAGAGTCAACGTCGAGATCGAAAGTACCAGCGTTAGCAACGTTTTGCTGTGCGCCAGATTCTGCAACGTTATAGATGGTTCTGATAACTTCGCGGTTGATCTCAGCAAGAATCTCTGTAGAGAGAATATTTGCGAGTTCCGCTTCAGCGTTCAGACCGTGAATTGCCTTAAGGTCTTGTGCCAGTTCCAAAGAGTACTCTGCTTTCAGAGCTCTGGACTTAGCGGTTACGGTGACTTTCTCGATCGAGAATGCCATCTCGTTGAATGCACCTGATCCGTCGCCAAGATCCTCGGCGTCGTCGGTACGCATACCCTGACCTACGTTGTAGGTATTATATGCTTGTGAACCCTGTGGGTTAAGCAAACCTGGGTTGGAACCTGCTTGTGCATCGGTACCCATACCAACGGCAGCATTTGTCATGCCATCGGTGAGAGCGCCAGCAGCAGCAGACTGACCAGAGAATGCGGTATCTGCTTCGTTGAACAGTGCTTCGGTACCAGTCTGATTGGTATAACGGGAACGCATCGCGAAGATGAGTCCAGTAGGACCAGACATAGGCTGAACGCCTGCAAGGTCATAAGCGACCAAGTTAGGCATTGCGCGTCTGATCAGAGAAATCAGAACGGGGTCGAAACCTGCAACAGGGGAGGAAGCGCCAGCAGAGAAACCTGCATTCGCTCCAGTATTTGTGTTAACGGTTGGACCTTCGGAAAGGAACTCACGCTCTTCGCGAAGAGTTGACTCTTGGTTCTCCAGGAGTACTGCGGTAACAGCTCTACGGTGGGCATCCTTAATAGGATCCATTCCATCGTAATCGAGTACTGGTGCCCACTTTTCCTGCAGAGCCTCTGTGTTAGGCATTTGCATTTGTTTAAAAAAATTAGTTTGAACGTTTATGATTTAAAAATCAGTTTTTGGCAGCTCTGGAAAGAGTGTCCAAATAGGCTTGCATCATTGGGGATACTTCCTCGGAAATAACCTCATCGGTAGAAACCTCTTCAGATAGATTCTCAGAGGTGCTTGGAGTTCCGGCGGACTCGGGGAAATAAGATTTCCTTAGAGTTACCAGTTTCTCACGATAGTCTGTCTCACTTTCAAACTCAATATTTTCAGCGAGAGTAGAGAGTTTTTCTTTCTGGGTGTCTGCAAGACCCTCAGAAACAGTGGCGAAAACGCCATCTGCAGAAGACTCAGCCAATCTACGATTTAGAGCAACGTTTCTATCGATTTGCTCGTTGAGTTTACCTTCCATTTCATCTAGTTTATCTACCATGCTCTCAAGTACATTATACTTGTCTTCAGGGATAGTTACATAATGTTCTTCAAAAAGACCCTTCATTCCATCGAGGAATGATTCGGTAATTTCGCTCTTGAGACCTGATTCTACTGCGAGTGCGTTCTCTTGGAACCACTCATCAGCAACATACTCAAGATACGAATCGAGACGCTCAGAGAGTTCTTCTCTGATTGCAACAACTTCTTCTACCAGAGCATTCTGATAGGTTTCGTGCAGAGACTCTTGCATTTCTGCAACCTTAGTCTTAACTGCCGTCTCAAAGATTGTGCGTGCTTTCTCTTCAAACTCTTCGGAGAGTTCTTCACCCTCAAGAAGTGCTTGAACATCTGCTTCGATGTCAAGTCCTTCCTCTTCTACGAGTTCTTCTTCTGTTTCTTCCGCTTCGGTAACAACTTCCTCTTCAGAAACAACCTCATCAGTGGTTACTTCTTCTTCGGAAACTACTTCCTGCGTTTCATCAACTTCAACTTCTTCGGCTGCAGCAGCACGAGAGTTGACGACATCTCTAACTTGCTTGAGAGTAGCACCAGGCTCTTTCAATCTATTAGAATCATCATCTGGTCTTGAATTTTCGGGAGTAGGACCGCCGAGATCTTCTACTGGAATTCCAGCGGAAGTCATTGGCTCAGCAGCAGCAGCTCCTTTCGTTACTACGTTTTCCATTTCTTGTAAATTGTTACCAACGGACATTTGAATTATGTGATTAATTAATTAATTACATGTATTTATTTATAATTCAAAGATTTGAGAGGAAATTATTGAACAAGTCCAATTTTTTCTCTTCAAGTTGTCTTTGACCTACGAGAGTATTAATTCTCTTCTTGGTTATTTCGGCAAGATGTTCACGAAGGATTCCTCCTTCCCAAACCCATTCCTTACCTTCCATAATTCCATTAACAAAAGCATCTGGGGCAGATGGATCGGCAACGATATCAGCAGCAGTTGCTAACTGAAAATCTTCACCAACAATCTTACATCCTTCACTGGTAGTTTGGAGTGAACCAACACCACGAGAAGAAACGCCAAGCATAACACCTTCATCGAGAAGAGAAGATGCAATTTTGCCCATAGGAGTGGAAAGGATTTGTGCCTTTCCTCTAAAATTATTACCTTCTCTTACTAAAGAAGTAATTTTATGAGAAACACGATCAAGATTGACTGTAGGTCCATCGGGATGACCAAGTTCGCCAAGAGCACGACCCTTATTAACGAAAGTTTCGCAATAGCGATCTACTTCTTTAGAAAGGGTGGTAATAGGATACATTCTCCCATTACGGTTCTTGAGTTCTCCTTGAAGGAAAGTTCCTTCAATATACAGTTTTTTGTTAGTACCGGTGCCTTCGGTAATAACCTGTACGTTTGTTACTTCTTCTGTGATGAGTTTCATCTTAGTTACTAAATGCTACGGGGACTCCAGTTACAGTACCACCAGTTGCAGTTACTGCGGCACCAATATCTTTTTCTACAATTTCGCTACTTAATGGAAGCAACGTAATAGATGCTGCCACACTATTTGCAATAGCAATAGTTGACTTGGTAGTAGCGTGACTATTCACCAAACGTACTACTCTTGCTGCAGTAATAGCAGCATCAGTAACAGCAGATTCGGTTCCTAGTGGTTTGATGATCATTCTTCTGATTCCTCTTCTGTTTCTGTTTCCAGTTCATCAACTACTTCATCTGTAGATTCATCATCAACTTCAGTTTCAACTTCACTTTCAGGATATTCAAATTCTTGACCGAACATTGCATTAGCAACATATGGTCTAGCAATATCAATACGTTCTGCTGCTTTTGCAAACAGAACTTCTTTCATTTTGTCGCTAATATCTGATGATGATCCATCAGTAGCAATCAAATCGACAAGATCTTCCATAAAAATTCAATATGTTAATATGATATATTTATAATTCAGACTTTCTGGTGTCTTTATCGTACTGATTATTGATTCTCGCAGTCTCTGCATCAACATTAGGATCTGCAGGAACTTGTCCCATTTCCATAGCATCAGCACCCATTCCAGACATACCTGATCCATCTCCACCTTGCATTGATGGATCAGCAGGTTGTGGTAATGGTTGACCAGTTACTGGATCAATTGTCGATGGATCTGGTAAAATACCTTTGTTAATCTCATCTTCAATTTGTAGATCAAGTTCAATGATTTCTTGGTCAGTTTGACGAAGAACTCTCTTACGAACATATTCGGTAGAGTAATACTTACCAATATATGGTTCCATTGTTGCAAGAATACCAAGTCTATTTTGAATTAACTCAGATTCTTTCAATTCTGCAAATTGATTATCATATAGGAAGTCATATTGAATATGATCCTTCATTGTTTCCCAATCTTCTGGGGTACATACATTTTTCAGAATCAATTGAGTTCTGAGCATGTCATTGAACATTTGAGCAAAACGCTTTCTCAAACGACCAACAAATTTTGCAAACTTCAATTCATCGCGAAGAATTTCTGAAGATCTTCCCAAATTAAAACCACCATCAGCAGCGATTCTAGATTCAGGTACACCAAGTGC